GAGGGGTAATGTTTGACGGTGACGATGCTGGCGGGGCTTCTGGTATGCCTCCAACAACTGCACGCCGGTTTTGCATAACCAGCATGTTGTTAAGGTTCATTATTCGAATCCGGCGTTTTTCTTCTTCGCTTAAATTTCTCATACTACCAATAGTTTACCGTACCGTAAAACAGTTTCATACGCACCGCCACGGATATACCCCAATTCGTACCAATATTTGCCGTTAGCATCGAAGGTCATGTCGGCCTCTGACGCATTTATAACGAGGTTATTGTCAGACCGCGTTACCGCGTAGGACAAATCGCGCAACTGACGGCCTAAACGTTCATTATAAATTATGAAATACACCCCCGTAATGTCCGGGAAGTCAAATTTAGTGTCCCCGCAGTAGTAAAAACTGATGACCAGGTCTATCAACGCCTGTTTATTGAACACCTTCAGGTCCTCACAGTCCCCGATGTATGTTATGCGTTCGCCGGCTACCATCTTTTGCGGCCTCCTATCCGTGTAATATGGAATTGAGCGCCCATACCGCTGCTTGTGCCACATGGCCCTGAATTATAGAGCGGGAATAGTGACGCATTATCCTTCAAGTAGGTGAGCAAGCTGCCCTTGTAAAACCCGGTTTGCTGACTTGCGTATCGTATAATTTCTGACATGGTTTTCGAATCGGCCACCTCGCTGTTATCCTCTACGAATGTACGCATGCCCGTACCCGAGCTGAACACGTTAGCCGCCGGTAGCCACAATTCGTACGCCTGAAAAGCAAGATATTTCTTTACGTACGGGTCAAACAGCCCTGCGTACGTGGCATCCGCTGTATTATTCAGTATTTTACCCAGGAAGTCACTATAGAACGGTACGCCCATAAGGTCACGAATCCGCTCCTGAGCTTGCTCTATGGGTTTATCCAGTTTTATATCCGGCACATGCAATGAAATACCCGTTTCAGCCCGCATGTACGCATAGGTTATAAGCTTGTCCATTACTTCATAATTTCGTCAATCTTTTCATTACACCACTGAAGCATTGCATAGCCACCCCATGACTGGTAAAGGACCGCGTAACAGTCCGTAGTATTGAACGGACTATCTTTGAAGTCTGCGTTTTTCGTCAGGTACTTTTGTATACGCTTGATTACCTCGAAGGTCAAGGGGCCACCGCTTATAATGGTATCCATAATCTGAATACCCGCTTTCGATACACACCCGCGCTCCAGCTGCTCATTATATTTCTTCGCCTTGGCTGCGTTATCTCTGGCTTTCTGCGGGTAATTCGTGTAAGAAAAGTTCCTGAACATGGCGTTCGGTAGCTGTGGTGCTATCGGCATCGCTTCGTCGAGCTCAATCTCCGTGTTATCCTTGATCCACCGGCGCTTTTCGTCCGGCGAGAGCTCCGCCCACACGAGCGGGTCAATGGTAGAGAGTTCCGGGAAAGGATTATAGTGTACAAGCTTCGGCGGCTCCTCGATATTCTGAGCCGGGGCGTACCGGTCGAATATCGATGTGTAGTTACGCTCGTTTACGTGGTGCCACCGGATAACCCGTTGCTGCATGAGCTTCACAGCCGCGCGTATTACGTTTCCGTCGCCCCCGAGCTGCGCGCCCTGGTTGATATTCGCCAGGATGCCAGGTACTTTGGTGGCCGCTGTAATAATCTCGCGTGTACGGTCAACCAGGGAGTTCATATACCCCTCCTGGTTATTACCCGGGAACTGCTGTATGGTTGACGCTTCGTCTTTATTCCGAACCCACTGCACCCAGATACTACCCACGCGTTCGGTGCCGGAAAAATTTTCGGTCATCTGTTCGTCAAACACCTCGCCCACGTTCTTACCCTGGTAGTCTGGGTCTGTGCTGGGTGCTGTAGGATCGCCCACCACCGTAAGCATTATGGGTTGTAAGAATCCGTTACGTAAATTTACGTCGTGGTAATTACCGGTACGATAATCTACGCGCATCCACGGTTTAGCAGACTCGTAGTAATCCGGCCGAGGGTATACACGATCTAATGGACTCGTCGTGCCCCAGAAGAACACGTGGCCTTTGTAATCAGGCTGCGCGATCTGCTGCAATATGACCGATTTGTCATTTGAGTACGTATCGTAGTATATAGTTTCTTTAGACTTGAAGTGGCCTGTACCAAAATTCGGGTTATACAGAATCTTTGCTATATAGCCCGTATCGTCAGGTATACCCAACCGGCAGTTTTCAAATGGAAGGAAATAATATTGGAGAGGATCGCCGGACCGGCTGTATACAATACGGATATAATACCCGTAAAACATGCTTTGTGACTCGGCCACCTTGCGGTTAAGCTCCCCCAGGGTCTCGCCCAGAGAGTTTATCACCAGATCATTCCACGCTGAGTCGTTGAAGCCCTCGCCCTCTATAAAATCAGCCCGCGTGCTTACGCAGGACGAGGCTATAACCGATTTATTTACGGTTTGAGCGAGCTCTAGGGGGTAAGTATCGTGCTCGCCGTAAGGTACGTACTTGTCTGCGAGGTCTTTACGGCTGGTCGGAATAGCTTCCCGCCATAAGTTTATGAATTTCAGCTTCATTGGCCAGTTCTGGAACGTTAAAGTCTACCGTTGCACGTTGCAAGGTCTGACCGTAAAATTCGCAAAAATAGCCCTCTTTAGCCTCCGATAAATCTCGGATAATAGTAGACCGTTTTATGTTATCGCGTGCGGTGGAGTTCTCTATTTTGTCAGTAAAAGACCCGCGCACCCAGGAATAATGATGCATTTGTATGGGCATCCCTTTATGTGTGGCATGCACAATACCGTTTGTGTAATTCAGCTGACGCGTAGGATCAATACGAATTTTACCGGCCACCCAAGCGTATGGATATTTTGGGTTCAAACCGCATTTCGTGTCCATATAAAGTTTATGAATAAACGGCACTAAAGTAGTATCCCGTACATATAGCCTTGGCGACTTAAAGTATGTTGTGCAGTTCACTACTAAGCCGTTTACCTGCCCATTGCATAATATGTTCTCCATGAAATGTATAGCCGCAATAACATCATTAGCCTCGTAGAACTCGTCACCATCCATTAATATAAAGTGTGTGCAATCAAGTTCTTTGGCTCGGTCTATACCAACCTGTCTTTTGGTTCGCTCATTTTGATAAGGAGACAAGCCAAATATGGGCTCATGCATAATGACATCTACACCCTCGTGGTTCCATGGCATATAAAACCCATGTTGGCCATAATTAGACTTTATGGAGGCCACCAAAATAACGACGTCTACATATGGTTTAATGCTTTGTATACTCAGCGGGAACAGATCTTGTGTATCCGTCCAAACGTTATAAATCGCTGCTAATTTCATTTCACGTTTATTTTCACGGGCCACTTTCCTACCGGACATTGTTCCTCCCGCCACGCTGCCTTTGCTGGTATGAAGCATCCGCATTTTGTGCACGTGTTGGTTTTCTTGTTCCGATGTACGCAGAACAAGCATATTGTTTCGCGTTCAGCTCGACGGTATATATTGCTCAGGCTATCCAAGCACGTCAAGTATATGAACCACCCACCGAGTATTGCGATAATCTTTTTCATATGCCTTGTGAAAATAATTGTACTGTACGGGCTATGGGCATTACGCGGCGATGATCCTCGTAGGCAAAAAATGTATCCTGACCTTTAAGTACCTGTAGACCTTCAGCATGGATTATAGAGGACATGACCGACTGGTCGTGCCGGTGGCCACGGCACCGCATGTCCTGACTTTCAGTCAGGTCGTCATTATTCCACTCGCCCGGGTACAAATCGTTTGCCAGGTTTTTATACGTATCGAATACGTAACCTACCTGTGGCATCGTAAAATTGAAGCCCATGACACACGCCATTATCATCTTGATGTTGAACGCCTGATCCCGGTTTATACCGAAGTGTTCCAGTGTTTTATCGTTGGTGTAGTCCCCCAGGCTGTAGCCGATGTTGTCAAAAAACATATAGCCGTTGCGCCCGGGTAGATTACACTTTACCAGGTAATCGAACATATGGTCTATAGGACCCTTCGCGTACACGACGCTATCGCACCATAACACAATATCATAACCGAAGTCTATAGCCTTTTGAATAGCGTAAGGTTTGAACTTGTATGGTATTTGCGCGTGAGGCTCACAGCCGATTTGGTCGTAGGACGTAAAGCCCAGGAAGTCACCGCTGAAATTATTTTTCAGCGAAGCTTCCAAACGACTCATAGCTTTTTGGTACTGCCCTTGGCCGTCCGCAAAAGAAACAACACACATTTTCATCGCGCAAAGATTAAATTTTCAGGGGACTCGTAAAGTAGATTCATACCGGTACATACTTCTGTCTGTAATACCTGTTTCATGTCCTGGTTACCATTATGCTCAATACATACGAGCTTAGTATCGGTAAGGTCCATTTGCTCTATTACGTCCAGATCCATGCCCTCAATATCGATACTCACCATATCGAAAGTCTTGATCTTTAAACGATTTCGAAACGTTTTCCATCGGTACATCTCTACGGTAACCGGTTCATACGTGACCACTTTGGAGAAACGTTTCTTTTCCTCTTCGACCACGGTGGACACGAGGGCCACATCGTTCTGCTTGACAAGCTCCCCGCTTTCGTGTAGTGTGATCGGACCGTTAACAGTTCCGATAGCACACGGGTGCAAATAGAAGCAGCCTTTTTTATTTTCAGCGTACAAAGTTTTAAGGCGTTGGAAAGCTCGTGGTGAAGGCTCAACCATAACACCACACCAACCAAGAAGTGCAAGGGCACGAACATTACTGAAGGTTTCCCCATCGTTTTCCCCCAAAGAAAGGAAAGTACCAACGTAGTCACCGAAATAACGCAAAATGTGCGCTTGTTCATCGTTTTGGGAATAGTTACGCATTGAAGTATTGAGGAAAATATTCACGAGGTATAAATGACACGTCAACCGCCTTTCGCAGTACAGCAAAGATGTTCCAACCGTCCACAGTGTTGCCCATAGCCGGGTGTTCACCAAGATCCAGTATCTCGTAACCAGCTTTAACTGCAAGGTCCTGGTAAAATTCTGTAGTTACATAATTCTTACCATGCTGTGGCCAATTACCGGTTTTAGGGTTCTCGTGCAGCATTATACCCCCTACCTTACACAGCTGGTGGATGTTGGCGAAACACTGGTAATAATCATCTACGTGCTCACTTGTACCAAAGTCGGTTACCAGACTGAATGTTTTCGTAGTCTTCAGCGGCTTAGAAAGATCCCACTTCTTTGCACCATTCTCCCCGTTAAGGTCAATGGGCATATACTCCTTTACGTCCTGTTCCGTGAGGTATAGCACGTCAGCATAAGCCCATGCGCCACGTTCCTCATTGTAGTCATATTGACCCCGATAAAGGTTCTGCGCACCGAGCTCGGCCACGGTTATGCGCTGCGGATCTGAGTCCAGCGTTTCAAGCGCATTGATAATGAGCGCTTCGGTTTTACTTGTTATTCCCATGTCTCCAGTTATATTTTAAAGTGTCGCCATTTGATAATCGAATGTGGTTAGCGTCTACGACTGTGTAATTACATGTACACCTGGGCTTATCGTTACGTATCCGTATAGTCGTGTAGTTCGTATAGTCATAGTAACCCCAGTAAACTATTATAGATGCCCATATGTACACAGTGGCCATGAAAAATTTACCTATCTTATTTCTTAGTCCTGAAGTCATAGTGGTACATTTCTTTGTCTATGAAATACTCCGTTTTAAGCAGGCCACGTTCCATTATTTGTTTAGACCACGCGTAGTCCTCACCGTCGTACACGTCAGGGAATTTTACCTGTGACGCTATACTACGCTTCATAGGTGTGATGTGGTTGGGCCACCTGTAGTATACCCCGCCACGTTCCTCGTATCGCTCCCCCAGGCGCAGAACGAAATTTACACGGTGTGCTCCGTCGGTTGTCATATACCCCCGAAATGTTACACAATCCGGGTACGTATTGCGGGCGGCGAGTATCTCGGATACATAGTACTGGGGCACCCTGTCGTCATCGTCCACGAAAACCACATAGTCACCGGCCGCGCGCGTTATCAAGTCATTACGCTTAGTTCCTGTGGGTACACCAACCCGATCATCCGTTAATACCTCTACATCGTTTGAATGCTCCAGACTGCCAACGAGAGTTTTTAATTGTCGCCAGCGCTGCGGTAAGGTAGGTATAAGTATGGATAAACTTGTCATAGCGGAAACCCGGCTGCTTTACGTGCTTGAAATGTGGCCTTACCCGAATCCCAGTTTGCGGATGAATTCCGGTACGTATCGTCCATAGGGGCCTTACCAACACTTACGTGCTTGTGCTCAAACTTCAGCTCCGGGGCAGCCTTTAAAGCCCCCAGTTTACGCACGGTCCAGTACAAGTCCTCGTCTACGAACATCGATTTATACGCCGGATGCCAGAAGTAACCAAGCTTATCGTATAACGCCTTGTTCATAATCGGGATAGTAAGCACAGGTACATCGAATTTTTGTAGGCAGTCGTCAACCTTCAACAGCAATGGCCGATACTCACCTTTAAACTTTTCCTGTATGGCCAAATCCCAGTTCCAAGGGCATTCAAAGTCATCAGACAGGTAAATAAGTATATTACCCGTCACCTGTGCGGCGGCCACATTTGTAGCCTCCACAACAGACTTATTATCGTTTACCAAAAATCTGCGGGGCTGCTGTAAACCTGCCTTATGGTATTCATTAAGGTATACATCTGTATTATCCGATCTGTCCAACGATACAACTACTTCGACGTTATGCGGTGTATGAGCTCGATCGAGCCACAGGGCCACCGTGCGGGCGCTTTGTACTGCCCGGCCGCGCGAAGGGTGTATAAGGGAAATTTTCATAGGTGCTTTATATTGAATTTTCGGTCGTTAATGAATACGCTGAACAGTCTTTCAAGGATGAACGGGTGCATGGGGTAGTATCCCCACTTATCGGCCACTGGTTGGGGCGTAGTGCCCTTCAGTTTGGTATACCCGGAGTCCTGCCAACATAGTTTGCTTATTTCTGGGTCCTCAGTCATGACCGCCATAGCCGGGGCTAGTGCTGTGGCCACATATTCCTGATAGATTTCCCGGGCCGCCACAAAGTGATTGAAGTAGACCGGGTGTTTGACCTCGGTCGTAGGGCGTGGCAACCCGATTTGATCGCAGATAGCGAAGAATATTCGTAAAAAAGAGGGGTGCCAGCGGTCGGCGGCCGCAAGCATCTGGTGGTGGTGGGTGTTTCGAGTCAAGAGCAACACGTCGTAGTCTTCCTGCAGCACGTCTTCGGTAAATTCCCGGCGTGGAGGGATGTAAAACCGCAACTTGTCACGCAACTGCCACGAGCATACCCCTATTTTGTCCGCTGTAGACTCAGGAACGACCTTTAAAATCACCTCATTCTCGAAAAACTCAGTCAAATGCGTGTTTTTATACGCCTTGGCGAAGGGATATAGGTGGCATTCCTGCCCCGGCCCGTAGCAGATCTGCCAAAAGTCTACTTTCTGAGCCATTCCAGTACCTCACGGTAACACGTTGAACAGGTCATCGTAAGCCTGCGCCCGGTTTCGCGGGCATGGGCCTCGAATGCCCGGGCCCATTCAGAGCGCTGACAAAAATTATTTAAAAGATCGGCGGCTTCGAGGTCCTTTAAAAGCTGTTTCTTGTCCATGACCGAAAGGTATTTAAAAATTTTTAAATAAAAAACCCCGGAGTATGGCCGGGGTTCTCAAAAAGCAAAAACCGAATAAGCTACTGGAAGAAAAATTTTTAAACCGTCATCGCGTTAAGGTACGTAATCGAGGTCGAGTAATCCGTACGTAAAAACCGCTTGGGTATGTACTTTTCGACGCCGGTGAGCGTAACCTGAGTTGCCGTATTGTCCGTCAGCTGACGACCGGTTGTACCTGAACCTTCTGTGGCGCTGAGGCCGTTACCGGCACCATACATCAAAAGTTCCTGGTTGTTGGTCTCCACAATGACAAACACGTCTGCGGTCGTCAGGTCTTCCAGAATTTCATCGGAGATAGGGTCCCCGTTAAACAGTCTGAGAATTACCTGATGCTGGAACGACACGTTACCGCCGTCGCCACGCTGGATCGTCCATGTGGCTTCATGGCTGAACTTGGCCGACTCGAATTTGTACAAACCCTTGTAGGTTGTCATTTCCAAGTCAGTGATATAAGCGGCGAGGTTAACCGGTATGGGGGTCCGCAAATCTGCGAGATTACCCACCCATACCCGCTTTGATACGCCGCCCGGTTTGCGTAGGGTCTCACACCCTACGGACATCCCGTTTGTTATCGCGCAATTCATTAGAACGCTACGGATTGAAGGTCACAGTGTAAGAACTGGTAACCCACGCGAAGCTCGCCTTCAAGCTTAGTTACCTTATCCTGGCGATCGTACCACACCTCTACATTGTTCAAATCTGAGGCATTCTCAGTACCGATAATATGGTTCTCCTTGATCGTATAGATTACGAAGTGGCGAAGAACACCATAGTACGGGTTGTCCGTGTCAGTAGAAAGCGAGTAGTCGGCCACCCACAGCGGTATAACCGGAGTGCCACGGAAACTTAATTGGGCCACGCCGTCTACCAGGTACTTGAACTGAAGCTCGGTACCATACTGCTTGCTTTCATACGAAGCGTACAGGTTATCCCACATGGAACCAGTTACCCAGAACACTTTCTGGTCTACCGGGATCTGCTTGAGCAGGATAGGCGATTGCTCGTATACAGTCCGCAGTGTGTTGAGCGCCTGGTCAGCAGCCAAAGTACTGTTAGGACCGTTGGGCAGATCATTCAGAATAGGCTTCACGCAATATGAACCAAAGC